ATTGCGCTGGCATTGCCAGTGAATCCAGACAGCCCCGCGCCCCATGACCCAGCCGATCACCGACGCCGCCGCGCGTTACGCCGCCTCCCTGCGCCTGTCCGTCGCCCCGATGATGGACTGGACGGACATATAAGTAGGACAAGGGTTTTGGGGTGGGTGGTACACCATTGGTACGCAGTTCGGCCGTGCCGCCCCCTTAGGGGCGGCTTGGTTTATCCGCCCATCAGTAGTGCGGCATACGGGGCGAGTGCCTTGGCAAGTGGCGCCAGGACGACTATCGCTTTGACCAGGACCAGTCCCCAATTGGTTGGCTCAGGTGCTCGCTCCAGGGGTGCGGGCGGGCAAGGTAGCGTCACAGCGGCGTTGTCGCTGTTGATGATGTTGATGTTCGTGATGTGTGTACCGGCGTTTGGGTTGTGCATGTCGTTGCTCCTATGTTTGAGGACTGCACACCTATTTAGGAAATCGGAAGTCTGACGAGCTGCAGCCGTCCACCCAACGCAAAAGGCCGCCTGCGGGGCGGCCCTTTGCGTTTCCTAGGCTGCTCGAGCCTTTCGCTGGTCGTCCCACCAACTGGCCACGTCGCGGGTGTCATAGACATCGCCGGTTCGCGGCGGCAGCAGGCCTGCGCTGTGCTTGTTGGCCATTGTCTTGAGCTTGCTGCTTGGGAAGTAGGCATCCCGTAGCTGCTCGATGGTCATGGTCGGGCCGAACTGGCCGAACAGAAGCCAGAAGGTGCCGAAGCCCCCACCGCTCATGTTTCCCGGTGCGCTCATCGGTCGGTGCCTCCCACCAGCCGCAGCTGCAGCTGCGGTACCTCGGCCGGCGAGGTGGGCGGTGCCGGCAGCGGGTGGCTTCCGTGCATTTTGTGCCAGTGCGCCCAGGCGAGGTCGAAGGTCGGGCACCTCGGGGTGCTGCTGCAACGACATTCGATGTAGTGGCCACCCTTCGATTCCACTCTGCGCCCGTCGACCATATAGCGTGCCGGGTGGGAGCTTGGGCATCTCGGCAGCGGCCGCGCGGGGGGGTATTCGCGGAGCGTGATCTTCATGCCTGCAGCCCTCCCCGGCCAGCTGCGGTGTGTGGTGGCTCGGCCAAACGCTCGTTCACGGTCTCCACGCAGGCATAGGTACTCATGCGGCACTGCCAGCGCGGCGCACGGCCATCTGCGGGCGACGACGAAGCCGCTGCGGGATTTGGCCAACGGCCAGACCGCTGTGACGCCGGCGCGCCGGCCGGGTAATCCAGAGGTGGTACAGCAGTGCGCCGCCGGCGGCGGGGCCGATCAGGATCAGCAGCAACTCAGCCATGGGCCACCTCCCCGGTGTTCACGCCGATGGCGGCCAGTGCATGGCTGACGTGGACGACCTCGGTACCGAGCAAGTTCGCCGCCCGCTGGGCGTACGGCTGGCTGCACGACAGGTACAGGAAGCCCTGCCGCTGCAGGCGCTCTCCCATCAGCTGGACGTCCTCCAGGTCGATCACCTGGCGCAGGCCCAGGTTCTTCGCGATGGCAGCACCGTGGAGGCTCTTGCCGCTGCCCTGGGGGCCGTAGAGCACGACGGGCTTAGCCATGGGCCACCTCCTGGGCGGCCTGCGCCACCGCAGCCTGATTAGCCTTGCGGCCCGGCAGCATGTTGGCCACCTCGAAGGGGAAGGGAAGCCGGTCGGCCAGGTTGGCCAACTCCGCCGAGATCCACCCGGCGTCTTGGGCGAATTCCTCGCTGCCCTTTGTGACCACCCAGCCGCTCCTGTTGCCCTTGCGGCGTTCCAGCACCCGCTGCGCCACCTTGGTCGTGCCCATGGTCAGGGTCGCCGTGGCGATCACCTTGTTGTGGGTCACGTGCAGCACCAGGGTGGCGCTGCACTCTTCCGCGTTCCCCCTCTCAATCCCCTCATTCCCCGCACCCGTGCTAGCCTCCGCTCCTGGTCCGGTGCTGGAATCCAGCGGAAATGTGGGGTTGGTTGCGGCTTCGCCGTTCATCTTTTGCATCGCTCTCTCCTGAGCTTCTGTTGGTAGATGGCCTTCGGGGTGGTGTTGGCGCACCGCCCGCCGGACCGCTTTGTTGCGCGTCGTCTTACTTCGCTTTGAACACCCAGCACTTCACCGTGAAGCTGCTGCCGAGCATGGTGTTGCGGATGTTGCTGTTCACTGCTGTGTTGGCGCTGATGAGCTTGTAGCGCCGCGAATCGGTCAGGTGCTTGCGCAGGTCGACCAGGTCGGGAACCGCCTGACCATGCTGGCCGGCCTTGGCCACGAACTCGTTGAGGTTGATGGCGATCTTGTTGGGATCGCGGGAGTGGTTGAGCATCGGTCGCTCGCCATTTGCGAGACCTTCGAGGTACTCGTAGGTCTCCCAGAACTCGTTGACGACCTTGTGGTCGGCGCTGATGGCCATCTGCCGCTCCATGGCTGCTGCGACCAAGGCGTCCCGCGTGGCCACGACCATGTGTTCGGGGATAGCGATCACTTCGCGCAAGCAGTCCAGCAACGACAGCATCTGCGCGTGGTTCTTGATGACGCGCTCCAGTCGAAGATCTGTCTTTTCGCGAAGCCGGGCCTCGAAGTAGGTCACGCGCTCCTTGAACTTCTTCAGCACCTGGCCCTCGGAACGCACCGCCTTGATCAGGAAGTGGCTCAGGTCTTCCACCTGCAGCGCATTGAGGTTGTCGGCCGCGATGCGACTCTCGGCGGTGACGGTCGGCTTGCGGAAGTGCAGCTTCACGATACGGGTAAGGATCGCTTCGCTAGCATCGACTGCCGCATTTTGGCTGATGACAATCGTGCCCCGGAACGGCGGTTCGTAGGTGTCGTTGCCACCATTGCGCACGCCGCGCGTGGCCAAGGTGCCGCCGCCGAAGTAGTCCTTGAGCTCATCCCACTCGAACGACTTGGAATGGGCCTTGTCGGGCGTATCGCGGTCAGCCTCGAGCAGCACAACCGGCATGCCGGAAATCTGGCCCATGGCGCGTGCACGCCCGGCCTTGGATGACTTGGCCGGATCGAAGCCCTCGTAGTCGCTGCGTGCGAGCAGCTTCCACAGGAAGGTCAACAGCGTGGTCTTGCCCGCACCCGCCTCGCCGGTGGCTTCGAGGAAGGGGAAAGACTTGTGTGCGCTGCGGATCTGGTTGGCGAACAGCGAACCGAACCAGAAGGTCAGGGCGATCATGCCGTGCGTACCGAAGCACAGCCACAGCCATTCCAGCCACTCGGTGCGGAAGGCTTCGGCGTCGCGCTGGATGTCCATGCGGATGGACTTTTGCGTGGTCTTCAGCCGCAGCTTGTTGAACTCGAAGTAGTCCTCTGAATTGGCCAGGCTGATCTCGCCATTACGCACCGCGATATCGCCAAAGATGTAGGCGCCGTGGTCCGGGCTGTATCCAACGAAATCGACGGTATCAACGGTTTTGATGTTGAACAGCTGGACTTCCATCATGCGGTCCAGCTGGTGGCCCGAGCCACTGAACACAGCGCCCTGAGCCAAGCTGATGATCCGCTTCTTGAACTCCGTGGAGCTGGCCACCTGGGGGCCGGTGAAGGTGCCCTTGACGGAAGGAGCGTCGTGGGGGAAGTCCACGCGGAAGAAGTACCAGCTTTCATCGGTGGCCTCATGGCGTTGGAAGTACAGCGCCTCGGGGTAGCAGTTGGCGATCTGGCGCACCGATGCAGCGGCGCGCTGGATCTTGGCGAGCTCGTCGGCCTCCAGTTCGTCGTCGTCGCTCAGGTCACGATCAACCGCGCGATCACGGCACAGCTTCTCAAACCGCTGCGGGTCGAACTCGAACCAGTACAGCCGCGAATGATGTTCCAGATGAAATTCGGTCTGCTTGTCGTGGCTGTACACGATCAGGCCTTTGTCCATCGCCGTGCGCGCCATGAGCAGATCGCCCTGGTAGCGAGCCTCGGCCAGGTCGGAATCCCACCGTGCCTGCTGGTCGTCCGCCGCAAGGGCGCGCAGATGAAGGTCATTCCAATCAGTCTTCTTGCCATCGCGCTGAACGATCTGCGCAGCCTTGCATCTGAAGCCGAGCTTTTCGGCGCGCTTGGCGTGGCGCTGGATATACGCCCGTGCGCCCGGCTCGTTGTCCAACGCCCAGATCAGCGTGGGCAGGTTGCCCGGGCGAGCAGTGGCCAACTCGCGGAGCGAAGCCTCCGGATAGGCGTTGCTGGACATGGCCGACACGGCACAGTTCCCGCGCTGCAGGTGCGCAATCGCATCGAAGATGCCCTCAACGATCCACACTTCGCGTGCATCACGCATCGCGGTGATGGCGGCCGGCGCCGCCCACCAGACGCCGGCGTAGCTCTGTCCGGGCGCGAACCGCGCTTTCTGCTTGCCGAAGCGGTGCGGGCGGTCGATCAGCCGCTCCCACCAACCGCCCTTGGCCAGCGGGAAACGCACGGTGGCGGTACCGGCAGAGATACGCCGGTCGTAGTAGTTGTCCTGCGTGTACAGGCCCTGCAGGGGCCGCAGATCGAAGCCGCGCGCAGTCTGCAGGTAGGCATCGGCCGCCGCATTGGGCTTGGCCTCGGTCTGCACATGGCGCTTGGAATAATCATCGAACAGGTCGTCATAGAGGTCTTTGACGAACACATCCCGGCCGCAATTGGCCTGACGGCCGCATCGCAGCACCCACGGCTTGGAATAGCTGGTGTAAAGCTCCTTCTTGCCACAGTGGGGGCACCTGCCCCCGCGCATGTAGTCGGTGCTGCTGCGGTGCTTAAGGCCGTAGTCTCGCTCCACGCGCTGCAGGACTTGCTGGCGAATGTCTTCTTGCATGGCCAGGTCAGCCTTTCGCCGCGGATGAAGCGGTGGTGATGGGGTGGTGCATGGCTCTCTCCTGAGCGGGGTGTCCTGGTACCAGCGGCGTTGGCGCGCCGCCGGACCCGGGCGGTACTGACTTATTCGTCTACGGGGGTGGAGCGGCTGAGAATTCCCCGCAGGTCATCGGAGATGTACTCAGCGACAGCCGACGTATGGTCGGCGGTGATGCCCAGCACCTTCGCGGCCTCGGCCGGCAGCGCAGCGAGCAACTCCACGGCGTAGGCGATGCGCCAGAGCCGGTCGTAGTCGTCGCTGGTGACAACCTGAGCGTGGTCTGCCGGAACCGGGCCGGGATTACGCAGGGGAGGGAGGTGGTTGCGCTTGTCCATCAATTCACTCCGGTCGGGGTGCTGCCGCCGTTGCGGAGCCACGTAAGGAATCGCTCCGCCTCGCCGGCGGCGAGCAGGTACACCATCGAGCCGCACTGCAGGCTATGGGTAGCTGCAGCCCGGATACTGCTGGTGGTGTGCGCCGAAACGGTCAAGGCTGCATCGCTGGCGAGGTGTACGAGGGCCAGATACAACATGCCGCGCTGGTCGAAGGAGCAGCGCAGCGCGACGCCGGGAACAGGCGTAATCAGTTCAATCACCGGGCGCAGCGCAGGCGGGACTTGTACAGACGGTGTAGCCATCAGTGTTCCCCCCGGGCGCCGCTGACATCGCCGCTACGGGCTTTCTGCTGCGCCGTGTACGCGGCCAGTACGTCGGCCAAGGTGAGCGCCATGGGGCTCTTCCCGTTGGCCTCCAAGCGCACGATCAGCGCCTGGTAGTCGGCATGGGGCCATTCAAGGGTGTCGGCGATGAAGCCGAAGACAAGCGAGATCTGACGCGCCGGGCTAGAGCCGGGCGTGGGATGGGCGTCATGCGCCATGGAGACGTCTCCTGTGATCGAGGAATTTCCTCGGGGAGACGTTCTTAGGCGTCGCACCGAGGGTGTCGGGAGGCTAAGAACCGGATCACAGACCGGCGGGCAGTTTTCCCCTTTCGGGTGTTGTATGGCTGCCGCCCTCCCGACGCAGAAGACGTCGGTGCGCTCGAATTGCAGGCGCAAAAAAACCGCGATGCTGTCGGGCGCGGATGCCGCTGTGATTTCGGAGTTCTTAGGTTCCTTACGGCAGACTCTGCTCGCCATGCCCGGAGAAGTCAAGGGGGAATGAGGGATAGTGTGGGAACGGTTTTCAGGGGGCAGAACGTTCAAGCGCAGTACTCCGTCACCGTCGGCACAGCCGACAGACCAGCAATAGGGAAACGTTGGATCTGACCGTCAGGGCGCTGCGGACTGCTGCGGCCGTTGATCGTTGGTGCTCATGGATTCTTGCCGGGCGCTTTCCACAACCGCGATTGCATCGAGCATGTCCAGTTGCCTGGAGCCATGCTCAAGCTTCCACGCCATCTGCAGCAGCGCCCGCTGGTAGGCCGGCGTAGGCGGCAGATCGCACGACGGTGCGTCCGGGATGCCGCTGGGGCTGGCGATACTGGTCAGCTCGGAGATACCCGCATAGCTGGCCCCGCACAGCGGGTTCGGACACACCCACACATCCGAGCGAAGATGGCGGTGCTGCAGCCGGCTGGTGCGCTTGATCAAGGCCGTATCGCAGGCTTCGCAGCAGAAGGTCGCGCGGCCGCTGGTCGGAGCAGTCATTTCTTCTTCGCGCCCCCGGCCTTCGCCCCACCAGCTTTGCCAGCCTTGGCGCCACGCGTGTGCGTCTGGCGGGAAGTTGGGGGATTTGTGCAAGAATTGGGGTCGCGCTTGATGCCCAACGCAACGGCTGCTTCGTGCGACTTGCCGAAGTTCCCCTTGCCGACGCCCCGAAGCGCGTCGTTGACCGCGTGGCGATCCAAGCCGTTTTGCCGAGCGAACTCAACGACGGTGATGCCGTTGTCGCGGAGATGCTGACGGGCTTGCTCTGGTGTGCGTAGCTTCTTTACACCAGTCCGTTGTGCAGCCATTCCGTTTCCCCTGTGTAAAAGCTAAATGATCTGTTAGTGAAACTTCTTTCACTAATGTTGGTGAAAGATCATTCACCTGTCAAGGAGATTTGAGCGTGAGTGTGGGCACAAGGCTGAAGGAAGAAAGGAAGCGACTGGGCCTTACCCAGGAGGTGATGGCTGTGGCGTGCGGAGTGACCAAGCGCACCCAGATCTTTTACGAGCAGGACAGTGTCGGCGCGAGTGCGTCTTACCTCGCTGCGGCCCATGAATTAGGCACAGATGTTGCATACGTATTGACCGGCAACCGCGAGCGCCTGGCGCCGGCCGACGTGGAGCTACTCGACGCCTGGCGCGCTGCGCCCGCGCCGGCCCGTGCTGCCGCGTTGACGGCATTGACCGGTAGCGTGTCGCATGCGAGCGCCCTCGGCGCGGCGCCACGCACTACCTTCACCGACACCACCATCGGCCAGCAGTTCAGCGGCGATGTGGATCTGCGCAATCAGAAGCTCACCGTCAAGGGCAGCGGCGCAACCAAGAAGCCTGCGCGCTAACTTTTACTCCGTACTGGACCCGGTTTACTTCTCTCCAACAGGGGGCGCAAGAGTGCGCGATTGGAGTGTGAAGGACTATGCGGTGTAGCAGTACGGATAACGGTTTGCCGGCGGGTTGCCGGTGCAGCGGTACCACGGTGTTTGATGGTGCAACCATCGGGCAGGTGTTCACCGGGCATGTAGAAATCACATGCCCGGTCGCGGCAAAGCACGTGCGGCAAGACGATCAAGGCAATGAGCGGAGCGCTGGTAACGGACCGTTGGCCACTGCACTGCTGACCGTTGCGATATGGCAGGCATGGTTGGCACTCCCAGTTGCCGATCTCCAGCCGGCATCGCACCTGACGCACGCTGCCTTCTTCCTCGTCGCGGGAATCGTAGTTCGTTCAACGACCGTCACTTTTGGAGGGATGCTCGCGAGGTCAAAGCGGATCATCCTCCGTAAGCGCAAACGGCAGTGATGCCGGAGAATATTGAGCTATAGCCACTATGAAATCGACTGTTTACTACATAAATAAAGCAACCTCGATCGGGGTGGCAAAATTGATCAGGTGGGCTTGTAACGTCGACCTTCACTCGAAGAAGGCCCCAGGCGGCAACGACGTAAGGCTCGGAATTCTGTTGGCATCGTCTATGTGGACAGGAATGATCGTCGTGTTTGTAGTTGCGATTGTGCGCGACTCGACCCTCGGCGCGGCTCTCGCATCATCCAAGGATCTTGTGGCGCCCACCGTGGCGGCTACCGGTGTGCTCATTGCCGTGCTGGCTTTTGCTAGAGACAAGGGGAAAATCGAACGTGACCGCGCTGATGCGCGTTCGAGAATCATGTACGAGCAGTGCAAGCAAGGGCTTGAATCGGCCCACAATCTCCTCATGGACCGCAACAACGACCGGATCACCTGGATTCGCGCGGCGAGGCTGATACTCAATGTGAAGCATCTAACTCAGTCCATCACGACAGAAGAATACCGGCTGGCATACGAGTTAGCTGAGGATGATGTTCGGGCTAGACTCTACGAGGTTCTGAGCCAGCAAACAGATGGGCCTGAGCGACCCGCGCTGCCCCCCGCGTTCTTTTTTGGGGTGAAGGACTGGAAAACTACCAAGTACACTCTTAATCAGCTCGCGATCGCCACGTCGGGCGGAGTGCATGTCCAGGCGGTAAGCGACAATCACAATGTGCGGGAGCCGGTGTCGCTCAACTTGGAGGTTAATTCCGTAAAGGTGATCATGGGCTTCCTCGACTATCCGACCGAGTATGTAGACCGTCTTGATCAAGCGAAGTGGGAGGACCTGTCCGGCTGGTCTAATTCCAGTGGTCCCAAGCAGGGCGCCTATCGCTATTTGGACCACAAAAAAAGAAAGTACACCATCAACGGCGTACTCTTTGATCGGGAGCCTGCGTAGGCCAAGGCGTAGGGTTGCCTTGATGGCCAAAAAAGCCATAGAGCCGCTGGTGCCTCCGAAGCCAGTCGCAGAGCGAGCGATGCTCTAGCCGCGATTTGTAGAAATACAGTAATTACATGAAAACGGGCCGAACTCCATGAGTGTCACCGATATCATCGCTCTTTACGCTGCGCTGCTCTCCACGGTGGTCTTCTTTTGGCAGTGGAAGTCGAACCGACCAAATATCAAAGTCGTTGTTGTATGTGCCCTAGAAGATGGGCAAACCGGTTGTCATATCGCAATCCAGAATCTCTCCTCCCACACTGTCCATGTAGGAGCTGTGACGTTGCTGTATCCATGGCGCAAGGTGGGCGTAATGGCGAAGATCATGGACGCATGCGTTCACAGGAGACTCGACCGCCGCCCTGGCTGGGTGCTGTCGAGCCTCCGCAACTATGGCTTTGACAACTGCTTCCCATGTGAAGTGGCCGCACACAATTCTGTCGGGATCTTTGTGCCGCAGAGCGTTCTTGAGACGGTGTTCTTCAACGCCACGCGGCGGGAGATCATCGTCCAGGTTCAGGATGCCGTGTGGCGAAACTACTGTTCCGACGTTTTCAGGGATATTGCTAGGTAGCCTCAGCATCACTGGAGGCAATGCTTGCAGCGTCGAAAGGGGTGCGAGTGGAAATTGAGGTTTCCAGCACCAGTGAAGTGGTGAATCCGCTGCTCCCTGTGATGCTGTGGGTTGCCTCAGCGATCAACCAAGTGCGCCCGTCGATCTCGGCTTTGAACCCGGATACGTCGATCCGCTGCTCCGGGTACAGATCGGCTCGCCCCAGAGCGAGCGAGTAGTCCATCTTGGCCGCGCCGCGCTGCACGCGCTTCCACTCAGCATCCGCGTGCTCCCGCGCGGTCTTCTCGCTGTCGTAGGTCTCCCGCAGATTCTTGGCGTTGGTCGACGTGCCCACCAGCACCGCCTTGCGGCGTGCGCCCCTCTTGTCATTCCAGTACGCGCGCACGCCGCTGTAGGTGTCGCGTTCGGCCTCGCTGAAACGATGGCTGTCCCCATCTGCGCGGGTGATCGATGCGCGGGGCAGTTCGATGCCGGCAGGCGTAGTGCCGCTGTCGATGGGGGAGAACACCAGGTTCCCAGCCTTGACGGTGGCCACTGCGTCAAACCGCGTCCCCAGCCGCGTCAGCAGCGCCACGTCGCTTTCGTTGGACTGGTCCAGGTGATCCAGTGCCAAGCCGGCGAGGGCGGGCGCAACTCGCGCGCGCAGGCTGTGTTCGCCGGCAATGGCGCCCACCACCGCGCCGACCGTCGTGTCGTGCCAGCTGCGATCCCTCCGCGTACGCATCGTCTTGGTCAACTCGGCACTGCGGGCGCGGATGGTGATGACGTCGGGCGGGCCGCTGTGCTCGACCTCATCGACCACGAAGGTGCCTTTGTCGACTAGGCCGGCATCGCGCCAGCCCAGCGCCACGGTGAGCGTGACGCCCTTGCGCGGCAGCGCCATGCGGCCGTCATGGTCGTGTATCCGCAGATCCAACTGGTCCGCCTCGCCGCTGCGGCATTCCTTGAGGGTCAGTTCGATCAGGCGCGGGGCGATGCGGTCGGTCAGATCGTTGCCATCCAAGGTGACGCGCCACGCCGGGACCGGGTAGCCGGTGCGGCCGTTCATGCCTGGTCCTCGGCCATCGCCTCATCAGGCACGCGGTCGAGGCTGAGCTGGAACTCGACCTTGCGCGGCGTGCCATCGGGGAAGAAGACGCTGTGCGTCTGCTTGAGGCTGGTGATCGCGTATGCCCCCAGCACTGTGCCGTCGCCGGCCACTAGCGCCCAGGGCTGGCCGGTGTCGGCCATCTCCTGCAGCGTGGCCAGCGACGAATACTGGCCGGTCAGCGGCGGCGCGATCAGGCCGCTCAGTTGCACGGTGTCCTCGCCGGGGCCGACGAACTGCGACGCGGCGCGTGCGCCCACCCGCTCGGTGCGGGCGTGGCGCCAGGACAAGTCGCGGGTCAGCTGCTCGTAGGCGCCGTCCCGCAGGGAAAAAACGAAGGTTCCAAGGCACATCATCATCGGTGGTTACTCCCTATCGCTCAGCGCGGAGCGCGCGCGGGCCTGTTGCTGTCGCTGCAGGGCTTCGAACTCGGCGCGGACCAGCCGAGCAATATCGCCTGCGTCCTGGCCGGCCTGCGTGTGGATGTGGATCTCGACCTTCCCGAAGGAGGCCGCAGGAGCGCTCTGGCTAGCCGACATGGGCGGTCGGCTGTCCACGGCACCCACTGGCCCGGCAAGCGCCGCCAGCGCCGCGCCAGCGCCCACCTGCTGGATGCGGCGGGTGATGCCCTGCAGCGCCGCGAGAGGGCCGTTCTGGCCAGCCTGCAGGCCGTTGGCCAAGCCCTGCATGGTGAAGCCGCCCAGCTCGGCGAACACGCGGGACGGGCTGTGGATCCCGAGCATGCCCTTGAACTGATCGATCACGCTCCGGCCGACACCGGACACGGCCGAGGTCGCGGCAGAGGTCTTCGACCGGATGCCGTTGACCAGGCCCATGACCATGTCCATACCCGCCTGCATCATCCGCGATGGCCAGCTGGCCATCAGTGTGTTGATGCCGGTCCACATGCTCTGCAGGCCTTGGGTGATGCGCTGGCCGTTGCCGGTGAACAGGCCGACGATCACCGACCACGCGCCGCCCAGGTACTGGCCCAGCCCACCGACCACACGCATTACAACCGCCTGCATGGTGGTTGCGGCGGTGACCAGCCAGCCAATGGCCTTGACGGCCATGCGCAGCTGCACTGTCAGCCCCACGCCTAGGAACTGGCCGAAGATGCGGCCGGCGCTGGTGGCCCCTTCCAGCTGTGCGGTGGTGGCTTCAAACGGGGCGAACAGCTGTTTGACCCAATCCCACACCTTGCCGATGGCCGAGGACAGCTGGTCCCACAGTGGTGCCAGCGGCGCCAGCGCCGTGCGCAGCTCGGCGAGCACCGGTGCGAATGCATCCTGCAGGCCCTGCCAGACACCGATCATGAAAGCCTTGATCGGACCCCAGTACTTCCACACCACCGCCGCCACGACAGCGACAGCCGCGGCGATGGCCAGCACCGGCCAGCTGACGCCACCCAGCACCACCATCAGGGCGCGGCCGACGTTGAGCAGGGTGGGCAGCACCTGGCTGGCCAGCGTGCCGAAGCGCGCGATCAGAGCGCCGACACCACCGCCGCCGGAGAGCAGGGCCACAGCGCCGCTGATCTGCCCGAGCGCCATCGCCGCCAGGCCGCCCACGGTGAGCAGGCCGCCCAGGACGGTTACCAAAGCAGCGCCTGCCACGGCGCTCACGGTGAGCGCGCGTGCCAGCTGCGGGTTCTCCCGCGTCCAGGTGATGAAGCCGCCCACCACGCGGCCCACGGCCTCGGAGGCGGCCTTGATGTCCGGCAGCAGAGTGCGGCCGAGTGTGCCTGCCATCACCAGCATGGTGTTCTTGGCAAGCTGCATGGCGTTCTCGGAGGTGGCCACGCGCGAGGCGTACTCCTGCTCCATGGATCCGGCGTACTTCTGGGCGTCGGTGACCTTGTCGAAGTTGGTTTTGAGCAGGTCGAGGTTGGTCAGCAGGGGAGCAATCGCACCGATGGACTCGCGCCCGAACAGGGTGGTCATGGTGGCGGCCTGCGACGCCGCCGGCAGCCTCTTCAATCGCTCCAGTACGTCGAGGATGGCGCCGCCGGCATCCTTCTGCATGGCCTCGGCCATCTTGGTGGAACTCAGGCCCAGCTTGTCGAACGCGGCGAGCTGGCGCTTGGTGGCCGCCTCGCCCGATGACAGGGTGAGCAGCATGTTCTTGATGCCGGTGGCCGACACCTCAGACTCGATGCCCATGCCCGCCACGGTGGCGCCCAGGGCGGCCAGCGGGCCGCTCTGCAGGCCGGCCACTTCGCCCAGCGCGCCGATGCGGTTCACCACGTCACTGATCTTCTGGACGCTGGCCGGGCCGGTGTTGCCGAGGTAGTTGATCTTGTCGGCGAGAGTGACCACCTCGGCCTGGCCCATGCGGAAGGCGGTGCGCCACGTGGCCATGGTCTGGCCAGCGTCCTCGGCCGTGGTGTCGAAGGCGACGCCCAGCTTGGTGGCGTCCTCGGCGAACTGCAGCAGCTCCTTGCGCGGGATCGACGCCTGACCGGCGGCGGCTACGATCTTGGCGATCTCGTTGGGCACCATCGGCAGGCGGCGGGACAGATCCTCGATGTCCAGCCCCATCTGTGCGAACTGGCGCGGCGTATCGAAGTCGACCACCTTGCGCACCTCGGCCATCGCCGACTCGAACCCGACCGCTTCACCCGCCGGCAGGATGGCTGCATCGAATGCCCTTCGGCCGCCGAAGGCCATGCCGGCGCCGAGGGCCGTGGCTTTCAGGCCCGCGCTCTGCAGCGCCTGGGAACGCTTCTGGGCGGCATTGAGCGCGGTGAGCCGCTTCTGCTGCTGCTCGATGGCCTCGTTCGCCCGGACCATGTCGTTGCGCAGGCGGCGCTCATGGGTGCCCAGCTCGCTGGTGCTGATGCCGACAGCGGCCAGCCTCGTGCGCAGCGTCTGCAGGCGCTCGGCGTTGCGGCTGACCTCGTATTTCATCCGACCGGCGGTGCGGGTGGCGGCCGCGAACTTCTGCGCCAGCTCTTCGCTGGGCTGTTCGGCCGCGCGCATCTCCGCCGCCAGCTGCCGCACCTTGGCGCGCTGGTCTTTCAATGCCGCAGCAGAGGTCTTGGATTTCTCCGCCAGCTCGCGGAACGCGGACACGTCGCGCTGCTGCGCGTTCAGGCCTCGAAGTGCCTCGCGCTGCGAGCGCAGCGAGGCGGTGAGGGTTTGGCTGCCGCCCAGGACTCGGCGCATCGGGCCGGTGGCTCTTATCTCTTGCCGATCTGGCACTTTAGGTGCCGAGAGCCCGACGTGGGCGACCGTGTGGCTCTAGGTCTTGCGACCGCTCGGTAGCTTGGGTCCCCACGCCGGTTTCTCCCTGATCCGCCCGAACAGTTGATCGAGTTGGCGCTCGGACTGATAAGACTGGGCAAGCGG